GTCTATTTTTCCTACTGGCGGCTCAAATAAAAGATCGTCAATTTCATCCAAATCGAACCCGGTAAGACCAACGTCATAGCCTTCATCCATCAGGTCGCGCATTTCCAGCGCCAGCATGGCGTCGTCCCACCCGGCATTCAGTGCCAGCCGGTTGTCGGCGATGACGTAGGCGCGCCGCTGCGCGTCGGTCAGGTGGCCAAGCCGGATGCACGGCACTTCGGCCAGCCCGAGCTGCCGCGCGCCCATGACGCGGCCGTGGCCGGCGATGATGCCGCCATCGGCGTCGATCAGCACCGGGTTGGTAAAGCCGAATTCCTTGATGCTGGCGGCGATCTGCGCCACCTGCGCGTCGGAGTGCGTGCGGCTGTTGCGCGCGTAGGGAATGAGCCGGTCGATGGCGAGGGTTTCGATCTGCATTTAGGCGGTGGCCTCCGGTTGTTTTGCGGTTTCGGCGCGCATGCGCCGCAGGGCGCGCGGCATTTCGCGCTTGATGATGTGGCGCAGGCGGGCGATTTCCTTGTCGAGGATCTGCCGGCGCTGCAGGTCGTTGGCGCAGGCGGCCAGGCGCGGGGCGGTCTGGTCGATGACGCGCTCGATGCCGGCGCGCAGCATGGCGCCGAGGCCGGTGGCTTCGCGGCGGACGGCGGCGCGCTCGAAGCGCAGGCCACGGCGCATGGCCATTTCGAGCTTGAGCATGCTGTTTTCGTAGTGCATGAGCAGCGCCTTGGCCTTTGCGCGGCTGCTGCCGTCGGTGTGTCCGACGTCGATGTCGGGCGCCGGGGCGGCGGGCGGCGCGGCGGGCTGGCTGCGCTGCGCGGCCCAGCGGTCGGCGACGTCGGTTCGCCCGCCTTGCGTTTCGGCGATGCGGGCAAGGCTGGCCGGGCCGTCGATCTTGCCGGCCGGCGTGAGGACGCAGCGGCCGGTGTCGACGAGCTTTTGCACATAGCCGACGGACTTGCCGATTTGGGCGGCGAACTGGCGTCGGGAGAGGCCGCTCATGCGGCCCTCGCCAGGACGGACTTGATGGCGCGGTCGACTTCGTCTAGGAGGTCTTTGTCGATCTTGGCCATGACGCGGTCGCGGATCTTGCGCGCGTTGAACATCTGGCTGAATCCGATTACCTGGACGGGCTTGATCGGGAGCCGTGCATCGCCGGTGCGAATGAAGACGGTGCGCCCCTTGTTGCCGATGAAGGCGCCATCGATTTTCTTGAGTCCGCCGGCGCGGCGAATCTTGAAGCCTAGCTGGCGTTTGAGGGCGGCGATGTCCTTTTTCTTGATGCCGACGGCGCCGCGCGTCTTGAAGCTGGCGCCGGCGGCGACGGCGACGGCGAGGAAGCGGATCATGTTGGCCGATCGGCCGCGCCGGCTCTTGCTGCCGAAGATGTCGATGACGGCCTGCAGATTGCTTCCGCTGGCGCTGCGCAGGCTGATGGCGTTTCGCACTTCGTCTGCCTTGACGGCGTATTCCTGCGTGATGGCGCGGTTGATTTCTGCGCGGGCTTTCTGCGCGGTCTTGTTGATGGCGGCGGACATGGCCTTGCCCTGCAGTTCGCCGGGCAGGCGCCCGATGCGGCGCTGCACTTCGGCGATGCCTCGGATGTCGACCTTGAGGCCGATTCCGCTCATGCGCGCCAACCGCCGCGCTGGCTCGCGTCCTGTTCGCGTTGCCAGTCGTCAAGACAGTCCTTGTCGCAGAAGCGCGCGCCAGCAGGCAATAGCGCGTCGCACCAGTGGCAGGCGCCCGTCACCGGCAGCCCAGGCGCGTGCGCGGCGTGCTTGAGCATGGCGATGTGTCGGTCGAATTCTTCTCGCTGGGTTGCGCGGTCGGAGATGTCCATCAGCGGGTTTCCTTGGGGTGAGTCGGCGGCGCCCATCCGATATCCGAGAGGCGAACAGCCTTGGTCGGGTTGTAGGGGATCGGCGTGCCGACTTCGTGGCCGTTTTCGATAGCGTGGAAGGTCTTCTGCCCGGCGATGCCGGCGCGGACGGCCTGCTCTATTCCTGCCTCCGGCCAGTTTGCGCGGAAGTCATCGATGATGCTGGCAGTAAAAGGCATGGCCTGGCGCATGGGTTTTTTGGGTGGTTCGGTCATGTTACGGGTTCCGGTTTTGTGTTACGGGTACCCGTAACAGCCGAAAGCCTTGCGGCACAAGGCTTGTTCCGGGTGTTACGGGTGTTCCTTGTGTACACGCGCGGGAGATATTCAGATGTGTGCGCGAGGCGCGCGAGCGAGTGCACGTGTATACGCGCGCGTTGGCCCGGAACACCCGTAACACCCGGAACAAGCCTGTACTGGTGCTGGTTTCCGGCGTTCCGGGTACCCGTAACACGGTGCCTCGAACCCGGAACAGTCAGGCGGCCCATGCGTTGCCCTCGCTGGTTTTGCTGGCGTCGGCGAACTTGGCGACGCATTCTGTCAGCCAGCGGGCGGCCCCGGTTCCTGGAACCTGCCCGTTTCCAGCGGCCTCGACATTGGCGACCGGCGGGAACAGGATTGGCTTGACTTCGGTTTCAACGGCGTGATCGCTCGGGAACACGCGCGCCTTCTTCTTCTCCCAGCCTGACAAATGGGCGAGCGACCCGTGGAAGTGATTTGACGGGCGAGGCCGGCTCTCACCATTGGCGCGACACCAGCGTAGATAGGCGGCGTAGACGTCGCCGGCGAGCGCCGGGCATACAGGCAGGCCAAGCTCGCCGGTGATCCATTCTGTAGCGAAGCGGACTTCTGACGGGCTGGAGAGCATCATCAAGCGCTGCTTGGCGTCGGTCATCGGCGGGCGCTTCTTTGGGTGGAAGCCGGTGAGGTCGAGATCGAGCAGGTACTGGTACAGCGCAGCGACGCCGCCGGACTCGATCTCTAGGAACACGTCGTCGTAATATTCCTCAGAGAGAGCCGGCGGGGTATAGACGACAAGGTGCCTTCGGTCGTCGTTGTCGATTGGTAGCGGCTGGCCCTCGTTCGACAGGTAGCAGATATTGACCTGGTTGCGCTGGCGATAGGCGGCGATGTTCTTTGGGTTGATGCGTATCCATTCGCCGCTGACAAGTTCCTTGAGTTCGTTCTTGATGTGCCACATTTCGGCGCGGGTGACGACTTCTTCAGCCAGGATGAACAGCTTGGAGTCGGACCAGTCGGAATTGAACTTGTCTTCGAGGCCGCGCTGGTTCAGCACCGTGGAATAGTCTCCGTAGATTTTTGCGAGCTGCTGGAAGACGGTGGATTTGCCGGTGCCCTGGGGGCCGTGCATGATGACGGCGCTCGACATCTTCGCGCCGGGATTTTGGAGTGGGTAGGCCATCCAGCAGAGCAGCCAGCGGTAAACGGCCTCCGACGTTTCCGGCGCCTCGTTACTGCAAAGGTAGCGCAGCAGTTCGAGCAGTCGTTCGCACGAGCCCGGCTTAGGCTTCATCGGCCAGCCGCGCCAGGTATTCAGCTTGCAGTCGTCGTCATTGCCGGACGGGTCGAAGCCGACCTGGTCGATGTAATAGGCGCCGCGCTCGACCCATTCCGGGTGGCGCTTGATGTCATCGCCGCGGGCGCCGGCCGGCAACAGCGCGAGCATCTGCGATTTCTTCGCCACCTTGTTTGTCCATGTGTCGAAAACATGGTCGCCGGTGCCGTCATCGAGCGGAATGAAGCGCTGCACAAGGTCGTCGACGGTCATGACGGATTGCGCAGCGCGCCGGCCGTTTCCCCCTCCCCCCTCGGACGCAGCCCCCGCGCGCGATGCTTGCGGAACAACCGCCTGCCAGCCGAGCGCGGCCAGCTTGGCCTCGATCTGCGCGCGGACCGCGCCCAGGCCTTCGCGGGCATGGAGGTCGTTGAAGTCGGTGATCTTCTGGCCGTCGCGGTCTGCCGCGAAAACCGGCGCGACCCATGCCCCGGCGACGGCCAGCGCCGCATTGCTGGCATGCGTGACGCCCGGGTTTCCGTCTGTCAGGTAGTCGTCATCGGCGCAGATCAGCAGCCGGGCAAGCTTGTACTTGCCGTGGATCGCCGCGGCGACCGGGCCGATGTTGCCGGCGTCAAAGGCGACGACCACTGGCAGGCCGGTGGCCATGTGCAGCGATGCGGCAGTGGCGTAGCCCTCGGCCACCAGGATGACCGACCCGGCCGCGCTCGATGCGCCGCCGACGATGTGGAAGTGGCCCTTCTTGGCCAGGCCGACCGGCCAGTAATCCTTGTCGCGGCCGTTCTTCTTCTCCGGCCGGATGATCTGCAGGCCGTGGATGCGGCCGTGCGTGTCGGCCATCGGCACGGCCAGCGCGCCGGATGGCGAGAACTTGACGCCGAAGGCGCCGACTCCCTTACGATCGAGGTAGGCAGACGATCCGGACGCCGCCAGCTTTCCCCAGGTGTGCATCGCCTGGCGTGCGGCGCGGTCGTTCTTCTGCTTCTGCTCGGCCTCGGCCGCCTTCTCGGTCTCGCGCTGGCTGGCCCTGAGCGCCGCCATCTGATCTGCGGACAACTTGACCGGCTTGGAATCGACGCGCAGATCGACCTTGCGCAGATCGGCATCGGCGCCGCGATAGGCGCAGTACGCTCCGACCAGCGCGTCGCGCCCGTCGTCCAGGCGGATGGTGTGCAGCGACACCCACCCTCCCTGCCGGGCGCCTTCAACCTTGCACCGAACGCCGGTTTTCCGGCCGCAGTCGATGGCTGAAACCCACCCGGCGCGAGGCTCCTTGAATCCTGCCAGCTCGAGCTGACCGACCACGTCATCAAAATTGACCCAGCCGTTCACTATGCGCAGTCCTCAAACCCTAGCGCCACTTCGCGCCGTTTCGTT